CGAAGGACGACGACCGCCGCGTCAAAGACGATGACGCTCGTCGTGCCAAAGACGCCTCTGAGGAAGAGGAGGAAAAACAAAAGAAAACCAAGGACGACGACGATGATCGCCGGGCCAAGGATGCTCGTCACGCCAAAGACGATGACGACGACCGCCGCACCAAAGATGCTCGCCGCGCGCGCGACGACGACGATGACGACGACAAGAAAAAGGCCAAGGATGCCGGCGAAGCCGAGGGCGAGAGCATGAAAAAGAAGGCAACCGACGCCGATGGCGAAGGCCTTCAGAAAACGCTCAAGACGCTGGTGGAATTGCTGGCCAAGCAAATGGGCGTGGTCCTGGTCGACTCAAGCGACAAGGCAATCGATTCGGAATTGATCCCGGTCGAAACCTTGAAGGGCGACGAGATCCCGCAGAACCCCATCCCTGGCGCCGACAAGGCTGTGGACGAGGCTTTGGCGGAACTGAAGCGCATGAAGCCGATCGTGGCGGCAACGCGCAACCAGCAGGCCATCGATTCCTGGAATGCCGCATATTCGAAACTGCGCATGCGGCAACTCGGCAAGAGCGATGCGGGCTCGGACGCTTTCCGCCTGATGGCGACCGACCAAAAGAAGCCCGATGCGGTCAAGAATGCCGAGGCGGGTGCAGTGCGTACGCGCGATGCGGCCGCGGATGGCGCGGACTTCGCGAACAAGGCGCGCAAGTTCCATCGCCGCAACCTCAGCGAAGTCACCATCCAGTAAAGCCCCGGGAAGTTTCCGGCTGAGCAGTACCCAAACCCAACATAGGAGGAAACACCAACATGCCCGGAACTGTCATCGGGACTCAGATGAACAATGGGTATCTTGGCCAGTTCTCGCGCAACGCGGACTGCATTATCAAGCCGCGCCTCGTGAACCCGACAGATACCGTTTCCATCAGCTTTGGCGATGCCGTCGTGCTGAACACGTCAGGCATTGCCACCGGCGCCTACAGCGATGCGGCTGGCTACATCGCAGGCGGCGGCACCTTTTCCATGACTGTGTTTGCGGGCATCGCGGTCCGCGAAGTCCAGACCATGATCACGAGTTATTCGCCGGCTCCCACCGTCGGCGCATATGCTCCCGGACTGCCCTGCGACGTGCTGGAGCGCGGTTCGGTCATGGTTCTGTTCTCCAATCCGAAGGCTGCTGCAGCCCCGGTCGCCGGCGGCGCGGTTTATCTGCGCGTGTCGACGAACGGCGCGGGCACCGTCGTAGGCGCGTTTGAACCGGCAGCGGACGGCGCGCACACCGTGCAGTTGACCAATTGCGCTTGGGAAACGGGCCTGGTCGACGCCAATAACGTCATCGAGCTCACGATCCTGAGCCGCAACCTGCCATAAGCAGTTCTCGCTTCCCGTTTCAAACAGCAGCCCATTTCAAAAACCTCAGAAGGAGGACAAACCACGTGTACACGGTCCCACAAGAATTTGCGAAGTACGCACCGGGCTTCCGGCCTTCCATGCCGGCGGACGGATCCTTCGCGCGACAGGCCTTCGATGCCTGGAATCCCGGAGGCAGCGGCAAGCTGATTCCTGGGAACGCGTTTTCCTCGCAGGCGATGGACGCAGCCACAGCCGGCGGCATGGCTTTCCTGGAAGCGGAACTCGAAAAACGGGATCCCAAAGTCCGTGAGCCGCTCACCAGCGTCACCTGGATGCGCGACATCATCGTGAAGTCGGGCGGCGGTTGGGTCGACTTCACCAGCACGTTCTCGGTGGATTACGGAATCTCGGGCGGCAACTTCTACGGCCTGTCGGGCGGAGAAAGCACGTCGATTCCGATCGTCCAGGCGAACGTGTTGAAGGACATCTTCCGGGTCTTCAACTGGCAGAACGTCCTGAAGGTCAACTATATCGACATACAGAAACTCCAGCAGATTGGCCGTTCGCTGGATGACATGCTCGATAAGGGCATCAAGCTCAACTGGAACAAGACGCTTGATGTCACGACCTACCAGGGCCCATTCTCCAGCACGACCTATCCCGGGCTGGTGAACAACTCCAGCATCGCCGAGTTGACGGTCGCCGCGGGCGCCTCGGGCTTCACCCAGTGGGTAAAGAAAACCCCGATGGAGATCCTGGCCGACATCAACCAACTGTTGGTCAACACCTGGGCTGCGTCGCAGTATGACGTGACCGGCATGGCGAATCACATCCTGATTCCGCCGAGCCAGTTCGGCTACATTGCGACGACCCTGATCAGCACGGCAGGCTCAGTCTCGATTCTGACCTACCTGCTCGAGAACAACATCGCCAAATCGCAGGGCGTCGATCTCAAGATCTTCCCCTCGCGGTGGTGCATCGGAGCCGGAACCGGTTCGACGGACCGCATGGTTGGCTATGTCAACGACGAGGACCGCGTGTATCTCGACGTGACCGTGCCTATCCAGCGCGTCATGACCACTCCGAATATCTCCGATGGTGGCGGCGCATACTTGACCCTGTATGCCGGGCAAATCGGCCAGGTCAAGGTACTCTACGTTCAGCCGTTTCAGTATAGTGATGGGATCTAAGCAGTTGAAAACATGGCACTTACAGTGCTATGCTTTTAGCTGATGATCATCTACTGCGCTCGCAATAAAATCACCCGCAAAGTCTACATTGGGCAGAGCATTCGAGATACGCCAGTGTTTCGGATTCGCTGTCACATGCTCTCCAAGTATTATTTTGGAGCCGCTCTGCGGAAGTACGGCCTTGATGCTTTTGAAATCTCGGTCATCGACAGAGCGGAGACGCGTGAGCAACTAAACGCGAAAGAGCGATTCTGGATCAAGACGTACAATTCTCTCGCTCCCAACGGTTACAACCTCACGACTGGTGGTGAAGGCGGCTTTAAGCGATGCCAAAGTACGATTCTGAAAATGCTCGCATCGCGCCGGCGTTATTTCGAGAACAATCCAGAAGCTCGCGAACAGATGCTTCGGCGCTTAGCGCAGAGCCGCGCCAGATCCAAAAGCCCTGAAGTCAAGGAAAAGATAGCCCAATCATTGCGTGAATATTACGCCAACCACCCCGAGGCAGTTAAGGCGATGGCGGAACGTAATAAGGGCCGACTTCCTTGGCATACTGGTTTAACGAAAGCCGATCCTCGCGTTGCGAAAATGTCGCTCGGAAAGATTGGCAAACCACGCCCAGATTTTGCTGAGAATCTTCGTAAGTGGGCCAAAAGTCCTAACTACGTTAATTCCATGCAAGGTCGTAAGCGCCCCGATTTAGCAGAACGGAATCGAGCGACGAAAGGCAGAAAGATCAGCCTTGAGACGCGAGCCAAAATGAGCGCTGCTCACAAAGCACGCGGCATCAGTCCAGAGCATCGAGCCGCTATTAATGCCGCACTTCGAGCGCGCCGCATCCATTAAATGGACGCCGTAGCCGACCGGGCGCTACCCGGATGAATGGAGGCAGTCATGCCCGAGTTGTCTCTGGCTGCTGTTCTGCAAGCGAACGGCAATGATTTCACTGATCGAGATCTCGCAGTGCTCGCCGATTGGGCCGACCAGAAGAAACGCGCCACTCAGGATCACGGATGGCAAAGCGCCTACGCGTTGATCCGGCAAGGTTCGGACAGTTTGCTACGTCGGCGAGCCCGCGATAGTGCCCATACTGACCAAGGAGAACCTCTATGATTCGCGTTATCGCCCGCAAGACCATCCGCTTCATGAACCCGAATACCAGTTTGCTTGATCCCACCACCGGCAATTTGAAGGTGCCAAAGCCCGGCGACAATCCGATAACGTTTGTCGATACCAAGGGCGGGCCCACAGTCCCCGGCCAGGCTCCCGGATTCGGCAATCCGCAGGATCTTCCCGATTGGGTGAAGGATCCAATCAACAAGCGCACGTGGGATGAGCGCGTAAAGGCTGGCGACCTGATGGAGATTGCTCAAATCCCGAACGCGCCAGTCGGCGAACTCAGCGGAGTGCAGGCGATCGCGGACTCGACGAAGATTGCCGACGCCAAGCCCTACGTCACCGATCACCACGTCGCGTTTCTCAAATCCCGCGGATACACGATCTCGACCGTCGCCGATGCCGACGCCTTTGTACTGTCGCTTTCCCCGGACAACCGCGCAGCGTTTCTCGCAGATGCAGCAGCGTGGCAACCAGCGCCTCCAGCCGAGGACAAGGAAGATAAATCGCAGCAGCAAGCCGAGAACAAAGCGGCGGCTACTGTCGTCCCCATTAGCGCTCCGAAATCGGATGAGCAGCCGTCGTAAATGAGCCAAAATCAGCCGGATTGGACAATCCTGCTTTATGAGTGGTGGAACGCGGCCGGCAACCAGGGCGCATGGTCCTACAGTTGGTTGCCGACCAATGCCGCGAACATCATTTTTGGGAGCAACCCGCCTTATCAGATTTCGGATTTCCTCTCGACGTATCCGAAATTCGGCACCGGAATCCAGGCGATCCAGACCGTCGCCTTGGCGAGTGGCGTTTCCGGTGTAGCGATCGATTCCTCATCCCAGGGGGTCGGTTATGTGGCGGGCGATGTTCTCACCATTGTCCAATCCGGCGCGGGGGGCGCGACGGTTACCGTCACGTCGGTCAATCCCCTGGGCGGGGTGGCTGGCATAGCACTCTTGACACCCGGCGAAGGCTATACAGTTGCGAATGGGCTGGCGACCACAGGCGGAACCGGAGCAGGCGCACAAGTCAATATCACGTCGCTTGCGCCGCTCGGTGGCACCGGCTACCAGGTCAACGACGTCATCACGCCAATCCAGGCAGATGCTTCCGGCGCTACGCTGACGGTGACAGCAGTAGGCGCAGGCGGCGCGGTGACAGCGCTTGCGGTGACGAGTGGCGGGACCGGCTACAGCGTCGCGAATCTGTTGACGAGCGGCGGCAATGGAACAGGCCTGCAGGTGGCGGTGACGTCGATCTCGCCATTCAATCTGGCTCCCAACCTGCCGCAAGTTGTGCTGCAGATGTACATCAATCTGGCAAGCGCATGCTTGGCGCAGGCCCGTTGGCTGGATTACTGGATTCCGGCGATGGGCTGGTTCGTGGCGCACTTCGTCACGCTCTATCTTTTGACCGAAGGAAACGCTGGTACGACTCCCGGGCAAATTGCGGTTTCAGGCCTTGAGCGTGGGCTGACCGTATCGAACGGTGCCGGCGATGTTTCCGAGAGCTATCAGATGCTCAGCGAACTCGAGGGATGGGCTGCGTGGAGAAAAACAGAATACGGTGTCCAATTCGCGACGATCGCGCGAACAATTGGCGCGCTCCCGATTTACGTTTTCTGACACGTTGGCTATTATTGTTAAATACCGTTCGGTCTAGGCAACTGCATCGGACACCGACAAGGTGGTTGAATCCGGGCCTCAAGTGTTGGACGCTTGAAGCCCGCTGCTTTTTGCCTCTATACATTTTCTGAGACGTTTGCTAGCGTAGTCGCGTCATGAAATCCGTAATCCAGAACAGCAAAGTTCAATCTTCATCGTACCGAGGCGGCAAGTTCGAATCGAACTCGCGGCAACGCCGGCGGCACGAACTCACCCTGAATGCTGCACATGACCTGGAGCGCGCCTACGCCGGTCGAGGACGTGCCGGCAACTTGGTTTGGCCGGACAACATGCCGAGGCGCGTGCGCCGATTGATCTGTCGCGACAAGGCGAAGCGATTGTTCCGCGAAAGCCTGAAAGTTCAAGCGACCGCGTTCTTGCGTTAACGTCACTATGAGAATGGTCTGCCAGTTTTCGTGCGGCGCGGCTTCTGCTGTCGCCACTAAGTGGATCATTCAGAACTATCCACCAGAACAAGTGGTCATCGTTAACGCATTTATCAAAGAAGAAGACGATGACAATCGTCGCTTCCTTCGTGATTGCGAACGCTGGTTTGGTCGCGAAGTGGAAGTCCTTAAAGATGAAAAGTACGGCGCGTCGACCGATGAAGTTCGGAGACGCAAGCGGTACATCAAAGGTGAGCGCGGCGCTCCCTGTTCTGCTGCGCTTAAACGAGATCTGCTCGCTACAGTCTTACAGCCCGGCGACGTAAAAGTTATCGGCTATACCAGAGGCGAAGAGGATCGCCTTTTGGATCTGCAAGATCATTTTCCTGGCGAGAGGTTCTTTTGTCCTTGCATCGAACAGGGCCTGAGTCATGAGGACTGCCTTGCGATTATCGAGCGTGTCGGGATTGTGTTGCCGTTGATGTACCGGATGGGCTATCCGAACGCTAACTGTAAAGGCTGCCCAAAGGGTGGACAGAATTATTGGCAAGCTATTCGCGCCGACTTTCCTCAACGTTTCGTTCAGATTCAGGCGATCCAAGAGGAGATTGGTCCCGGCGCTTACTTCCTACAGTTTCGTAGTGGGCCACGCAAAGGTGAGCGAATGTCGCTGGCTGAATTGCCGCCTGGCCGCGGAGACATGAAGCAAGATCCCGACTTTCACTGTTCGTTCTTTTGTGATCTTGCTGGTTTCGGAACAGCCGGATGAAGCCCACCGTCCAACTCGTGACCAGCGGCATGGGCACAGTCGGATTGAAAAAAAATCTGACCAACTTGTCGCGCATGGCGGCCTACGTGGGCATCCCGGAGAAGAACGCGCAGCGCGCGCACGGCGGACCGATCACCAATGCCCAATTGGCGTTCATACATACGAGGGGAGTTCGGGCACTCTCGATGCGGCGCGAGGTCGGCGCGAGCATGAAGGGCGGCATGACGTTCGAAGCGGCAACCGGTTTGTATCTGCACAGTCATGGCAGCCCGCTGTACGCGATTCCGCCGCGGCCGATCATCGAGCCGGCGATCGAGGCGAACAAGCAGCCGATTCAGGAAGAATTGAAACTTTCGGCTAAGGCTACACTGGACGACCAAAAGCCGGAAGCGGTTCGCCATCTGAAACTGGCTGGCCAACTAGGCGAAAACTTTGCCCGCGCCTGGTTCACCGATCCCCGCAACCATTGGGCGCCGAACGCGCCATCGACGATTCGCCAAAAGGGAAGCTCGCGTCCTCTCATACGATTTTCAGAACTCCGAAAAGCGATCACAAGCCTTACGGTGACGTCGTGAAAATGCTCTGGGCTCGATGTTGCGCTACGCTGATTGTCCCGCACCCACAGGACCTGGTGGTTCGTTGGTGCAAATGCCAAAAGTCAGCTTGCTGGTGGGAGAACGGAGCGAGCGGCAGGTTCGCAGCCTATTCGACGCTCGGGCCATCGGATATCGAAGGACTCGGGCTGCATAACGACATCTTGCGCCATGCGCTGTACGATCGCAGCGGCAATCTGAAAGGCGCAAGTTGCTTGACCGAAGCCGAGATCAAAGAGTTCTTGGCGAACACTCCAGACTCGTATCTGTTCAAGCGAATCAATTCGCTGATCATCAAATTCCGCCTCGGCTATACGAGCGATACGCGATTTGTCGACCAGATCGCCGACGTTCCGAAGATGGAAGAAAAAGCCGAGGTCGTTGAACGCGCAAGGTGACATCATGAACAAAGTTTTATTGCTGTGCGCTGCATTGCTGATTTGGACGACCTGCATGCCGTGGGCCGTCAAAACACATTCACCTGTGATGGCGGCTCAACCGACCGTTACGATTGACCCAGAACAGTCCAACGTCTTGATAGTCGGCAACACGAAAATCCAATTGCCGTACCAGTGGTATCTCTATCAAGACAAAACCACCGGCGCGATTCGAGTTACTGTGCAGAATATGCAAACCGCCTGCCAGGACCCGGTGCACCAAAAAATGGTTGGACTGGACTCGAATGGCCAAGCGGTTTGCGTTGTCGAAGGAACTTCGGCGAAGTGAGCCAGGAAACTCTATTCGCGGTGCAGGTGGCTGGCGGCGATAGCTACTTTGTTTCGGCTGGCGACATCGACTCAGCTTTGAAAACTTTTCGCACCTGGTGGGCCGAAGCGTTTCCACAAATGTCCTGTGCGATCGAGCACGCTGGACTCGCCGGTTCGCTTGTCAAACCGCAGGCGGCAGTGCAGCCGCGTGACCTGTTGAAACTCTGCACGAAAACCAAAGGCTGTATTCAGGCGGATCAGCATGACGGTCCATGCAACCCGCCGGCGAAATCAGTAACGCCTGTTGGATTTCCGCACAGTTTGGGCTACTAAAAATCGACATGAAAATTACACTTTCTGCTGGCACTGCCAATGAACAACTCGCGCAAGTAAATACTGCTCTTTTGTCCTATTGGCACAAAAACGAATGGCGCGATTTTCCTCAAGAAGTCGAATTAGAAAATTGCAATTTTTTTGATTTCATCCTCGCCAATAACATTGCAAGCGCCAGCCAGACGCGACCGGTTCCGCGATTTATCAAACTTTAACCAGTGGATCTCAGCCGCGTCGTCAACAATTCGCGCATCGCTGAAAACTGGGTCATCCAGCGTGGCACGGCAGGCCAATTCGCAGCCGGCGGCTGGCAGGAAAGCCGTACATCGATTCCCGCTTACGGCATCGTCAGTGTGGCCGACGCGAAAACCCTGGACCAACTTCCGGAAGGCGACCGCGTCCGCGAAGCGATGATCTTCCACTCGACCACGCAAATGTTTGTGACAAACGCCGCCAACAATCAGACCAGCGACTTGATCCAGTGGAACAACGACCAGTACCGCGTGATCAAAGTAGCAGACTATGCGACACGCGGCTTCTGGTGGGCGATTGCCGGACGCATTGACAGCGACTGATGTCCACTCCGCAGGCTCCCTTAACTCCGCTCGCGATCTCCAGCGCGCTGCAGGCGGTGACGCTGGCGGCTCTTGGCCTGCCGGCAAACGCCTACGACCAGGTGCGCATCGCGTGGCAAACCACGGCGCAGCCGCGGGAGCCGGTTACGCAGGATGTTTGTTACATCGCGGCGATCGAGGACGAGGATCTGTACAACAAGGTTCGCGACGTCACGCTGACCCAGGCCACGACGACGACGGACACGATCACGACGACCTACACGCGAGTGTGGCGCGTGATGTGGACGTTCTACGGGCCCAATAGTTTCGATCGTGCCCGACAGATGCGCAGCGCCCTGCTGACGCAAGCCACACACGATCAATTGGCAGGCAGCCAGTTGTTCCTGGTGACAGCAATGACCGCCCCGCTGCGAGCTCCCGAACGCTACGCCGAGTTGTGGCGCGAGCGTGTGGACTTTCATGTTCAGATGAACGAGTTCGTTACTGAGGTCTCTATCGTTCAGACTGTGGCCAGCGTGGATGTAAGCGTCGAAGTGCAGCAATAAAAGGAGAGATCATATGCTTGAGTTCTTGAACTTCGAGGACATGGTGCGGTTCGTCGTCAAAAAGGCGCGCGCGATGAACGACCGAATGCCGCTGATGTACTCCGACGTTACCGTCGAGGTTCGCGATAAGGACGGCAATCTCAAGTTTCACTCTGAGCAGCACAATCTGCGCACCAATGCCGGCGCCGATTTTTGGAACACGCAATTATTCAGCACATCGCCGGCGGCGAAGGGCGCAGGCTACATGGCACTCAGCACGGCTACGACTGCCACCGCGA